GGTAATGGTGAGAAGCAAACATCATACTTCAGGTATGACGCTGATGGTAATGATTATCATGAATGGACACAGTTTGCATGGGGACAGATAGGTGGAGGTGAAGAAGAATGAAGGCTCAAATGATGATTTTGTTAATATTGTCTACATTATTAGCAGGGTGTGCAGATGCAATACCTGACCCTGATGATGTGTATAGTGAAGATGATACTATCCAGAAGGATTGGGTTATACTATCAGGTAATTTTACTCTAGTGTTTGATAACACTACTGATAACCTAACCTTACTAGAAGCACCTACTATATTGTTAGAAACTAACAGGACGTATGGTTTATTAGAAGTTAAAAGGTTTAACTATACAGCAGAACATCTTAGTTTTGAAGTAATTAATAATACCGTTAGGTTCTACAATTATTCATTTAACATGAATGGTTACTTAGAACAAGATGGCTTACACTTTAACGAAGGACTAGCACCTGATTGGGGTGATGCTACACTTAAGTTTGCCTCATTCCCTTTTGATATAACTGTTCACTATGAAGTAGAGTATCGAGTTTGGGATGGAAGAGAATGAAGACTAATGCTGTAACTATACGTTTTCCCGCACCTTTACCTGCTGAAGTGCCATGTCCTATATGTTCCTTAGAAGAAGGAAAGAAAGGACTTGGTTGTAAAGTATGTGAGTTTGAAGGAAAACTGTTGATAACAGTAGATGCTAAAATACCTATACAAAGGGGACATATCATAAAGTATGTTTCAGATAATCTAAGTGTTATAGCATCTGAATTGACAAGAGTTACAGGGTTAGTTCCAGAAGTTAATACTCTGGAAATAATAGATAAATCAGAAGATGGTGGCGTTGGACAATATGAGATTGTTCAGGTTAGTAGTCTAGGTGGGGCAGTTTGGATAGCCAATAGGTTAGATGAGTTTGCTTCACCTAGATACTTCTACACCAATAAAGAATTAAAAGATTTTAAAGGTAGTTAATATGAATAATGAAAAGATAATAGCAAGAATACCTAGAAGTGCTACACAAGAATTAGTAGTAAGGACAGGAGAGTATTGGAATATAGAAATCGTTGATATGCGTTGGTATAACAACGGCTCAGTTACCCGTAAAGGGTTAAGAGTAAATATGGAAGAAGCCATAACATTAGTTAGGGCATTAGAAAAGATAGTTGGTAAAAATGATAATAAGTCAAAGGAAATTGAAAGAGAAAATTAAAGAAAAACTACCACCAAAGACTCATGTTCGTGAAGGTGTTTACGAATTGATGAGTGAAATAATGGAAGTAGAATTAGATTCGCTGTTAGAAGCAATACTAATTGATTATAGTAATGGTGGCGATAAAGCCATAAGAAAGTCCCATGTTTATACAGCATGGGCGAAGCAAATAATAAAATTAAATAGAGGTAATAAAAATGACATTGAGCATATTTTCAAGAATGAATGAGAGATTAGAAGGAATCACACCAAAGGAACAAGTAGAAGAGTTAAGTAATTCTTTAAGTGCTTTTATTGGTGATGATAAGGCGTTAGTAATACAGATACTTGCACTAGAGTATGATGTGAATAACATAGGTGAAACTAGGGCAAAGGCATGGGTTGCTAAAGCACTAGGTATATTTGATGAGGAATTAGATTCATACATCCATACATGGGGCGACATAGGAGAAGCAGTCTATGAATTAGATACAGGTAATGAGAACGATTCTAAACTATCAATTAAACAACTACATCGTTTGTTAAGTTTAGATTGTTCAAGAATCAATAGTCATTCATATGATTTATTTTCCGAAGCGTTGTCTTTTATGAGTGCTAGAGAGAAGAAGTGGTTTCTACGTTATTGGCTACACAAGCCAAGAAACGGAGTGCATACTACAATTCCAAAGAAGGCAATGGCTAGGTATTATGGTAAAGGTGTAAGAGAGATTAATAAATACGCGCAATACAATTCATTATATGAGATATGTTTAGATTTAGAAGCAGGTAATGTTCCTGAATGTAAACTAAAACACGGGCAGTTTGTAACTCCTATGCTAGCAAAGGCTAGAAAAGGTGCTGAAAAACCAGATAAGTATATTATTGATATTAAGTATGATGGTAATAGGTATATTATACATAAGAAGGATAAACACATAATTATCTTTAATCGTAAAGGCAATATAGCAACAGACCAATACCCAGATATTGTTGAGATAGTCAAAGAGTTTAATGGAGATATGATATTAGATAGTGAAATATATCCTATCAATAGAGATGGTTCACCTGCTGAACACAAGATGTTAGGTAAGAGAGTCCACAAGAAAGACAAAGCGGAGGCAGTGCGAGAATGTCCTGTTAATCTTGCTGTGTTTGATGTATTATCTTTCAATGGAATCTCATTGTTGGTAGAAACACAAGAAGTAAGAATGAAGAAACTATTAGAAGTAGTGCCTAAAGAATATCAAACACATATCTTTGAGGATGACACTATCAAATCAGCATATAACAAAGCAATTGATTGGGGCTATGAAGGTATAATGATTAAAGATGCATCTATGATTTATGAGGCAGGTAAAAGAAGTAAAGGTTGGTTGAAATATAAACCACCACGCATTGAATTAGATGTAGTAATAACTTCTGGCACATATGGTAAAGGAACAAGAACAGGGTTGTTTGGTTCATTTGGTATATCAGTTAAAGAAGGTAGTAATTATGTCAATGTAGGTAAAGTAGGTACAGGGTTTTCTGATGAAGAATTAGTATGGCTAACTAATGAACTTAGAAAGAGCATTGATAGAATGGATAATGGTGTGTATTATTTCCTACCTAGAATTGTATTACAAGTAACAAGTGATTTAGTTACGAATGATGCAGATGGTAATATAGGATTAAGATTTCCTAGAAGCATGAGAGTAAGACATGATAAGTTTGCTAGTGATGTGGACACCATACAAACAGTTAGGGAGATGATGTTATGATAGATATCGGGTCTATGACATTAATCGAAGCAATACCTTATACTTGTGTAAAAATCGAAGGTAGCGTGGCGTTTTTACAAAGAGTCGGTGAAGACAAGCGGGGTAGATTGAAAAAAATGGATGTTAAATTGGTTCCCTATGTTGATGAAAATAATCAACTAGTAATTCCAAAACCGCCACCTATGAACAGGAAGAAAATGACACGTTTTCATTATATGAAAGCAATTAAAGATGAGATAGATTTACCCGTTTCACATGACTTGGCTTATTTTATTGCTGAACAATTAGACACTTTAATTAGAGACTTAGCCGTGAAAGCACAACAGAATGCACAGTATAGAAATGATGATAGGATAACTCCCAATCATTGGTATAACCTACAATTGGGTATGCATCAAGGTGATGGTTATTGGCCTTCACATAAAGGAATAGCAAAAGAATATAAAGAATATTTGAGGGGAAATGATGTCATTTAATACTGATGAATTGCGAGGTATTTTAGTATCAATCGCTAAACCAGAAATACATATTGGTCGCTCAGATAGTATTCAAATAGGATATAGAGTTAGAGTTAGAGTAAACATAAGAGGCTCTGATAATTTTCTAATATGGATAGAGCGAGCATTATTAATGAAAGGTATTGAATCTAAATATAAAAAGATAGAACATAAAAGTAGACCTAGACCCATACTAACAATTAGCGGTTTAGTAAATCTTTGGAAACTATCGGAATTAATTCCTAAAAATATGCCCGATGCTAAGAATGCGTGGGGTGATTTTAGAGAAGTAATTACTCTTATGGACGAAGGTAAACATCATACCTTAGAAGGTTTAGAAAGAATCTTACAAATAAAAGGAGAGTTATGATGAAGGACTTTACTTCTGATGACATTGTGCTTTTAGAAAAGTCTGTCAAGCAAACGCTTGAACATGGCTGTAAAGAATGTAATTTTAGATACATTGCATTCTCTACAAACGTATCACTAGAACCTAACGGAACCAAGTGTTTTTTTCTGGAAGTAGAATGTCCTAACTGTGGTGCTGAATATACAGACATTATGGCAATGAGGGATAAAAATGATTAATATAAATACAAATAGAGCAATAATAATAGTAGGAAAAACAGGCACAGGTAAAACAACTAAAGCATTAGAGATGTTGCCTGTTAATCCTATTATTAAATATGCAGATGAATATGACATAGATGATAATTTTAGTATACCTAGAGATAGAGGCATACTAATCGAAGAGGTTCACTTTAAACCTAACATAGAGTTGATAACTAAAACTCTATTAGAATATAAAGGACAAATAGTTTTGACATCACTAAATCAAAAAGATGTCCCTAAATCTATATTTACAATGTGTAAATTAAAGAGAGCAGGTAGCACAAATCATGTGAATAAAGAATTACTAGAGAAGGGTTGTTTGCATAGAACGATTGACACTTATCAATTGGATAAGAGCATATTTGATTTAACATATGACTTCGCTAAGAATAAAGATAGAGAGTTAGTGATAAAACATTTAAAGCACAACAAGCCTTTTGATGAGCAGATATTATCTTGGTTACAAGATGTAGTAGGTATTTCTAAAATATCATATCTTGATGCTAAGGTCAAGCGCAAGTGGTCTTCAAACTACTTGTTTGAATTATTGGGCTATTCCCATGATGGGAAATATACGGGGAAAATTACATTCCCTTCAAGAAGGACTTATGATAAACGCCCCCTTCTTTGTAGAAAACTAGGTCTTAGAAAAATAGATTATGGCTTAATTGATTTATTAAAACAAGACCCTGAGTTTCAAAACTACATTTATTCTAAACTAACCAAAGTAGATAGAGTAAAGGTTGGCGTTACCAAGAAAGTAAAAGTAGAGAAGACAGATGCTTCACAATTAACATTAGGTGATTTTTAATGGCAGGACATAATAAGAATACATATCGCATGATAGCAATACATGAGTTTGCTGATACCTTGAAAGAACGTGAACAGTTTCACATTACTCAATGTGTAGAGTTTCTTAATACTAGAAAGGCAATAGGGACTAATAGACCACATAAGCAAACTCAAACTGATAGTAGACAACTACCAATGTTATTAAGAAATACAGGTATGTTTACAAGTCTTGGCTACGGTAAATGGAGATTTATTGGTGTGCCAATTAGTAGGAGGAAAAAACAATGAATATATTTATTTTAGACAATGACCCAACAGAATGTGCTAAACTTATGATAAACAAGCACGTAGTAAAAATGCCAACTGAAAGTATGCAAATGCTTTCAACTAATGCAAACCATTTAGGTTTCAATAGTCCGTATAAACCTGTGATGTTAAACCATCCCTGCACTATATGGGCTAGAAAAAGTAAAGATAACTTTCAATTTTTGTTAGACCACACAGATGCATTATGTAAAGAATATACTATACGTTATGGTAAGAAACATAAAGTAGAAACTACGTTATTAGAGTATCAAGATACATGGCAATCTGTATTAGATGTATTGCCCGATATTGGTTTAACTCCATTTGCTGTGGCTATAAGCCCAAATATGAATTGTAGAAAATTAGATGGGTTTGACGATATGTCAGTAGCAGATAAATATCGCAACTACTACATAGAAGATAAGTGGTGGTTTGCAGAATGGAAAACACAAGAGCCAGAATGGTGGCCTAAAAACCATTACAATATAAAAATGAATGAAATAGAAATGAGGAGGAATAAGAATGTTATGGACAGAAAAATACAGGCCTAAGATATTAGATGAAATTATAGGACAAGATAAGTTTGTTGCTGATGCAACACATTGGGGAACCGATTATTATGGTGTTATTACAACCATGCCTAATGTTATACTATACGGTGTAGCAGGTGTAGGTAAAACTGCGGCGGCTCATGTGATTGCTAATAAATTACTAGGCGACAATAAGAAATCAAACTTCTTTGAGATTAACGCATCAGATGATAGAAAGTTAGAGACAGTAAGAACAACAATAAAAGATATAGCCATGTCTATGAAAATAGGTGATGTGCCTCACAAGATAATACTGCTAGATGAAATGGATGGTATGACTCCTGATGCTCAGAATGCACTAAAGCGTGTGATGGAAAGATACAGCCACAATTGTAGATTCATAATTACTTGTAATCGTAGACATAAGATAATACCGCCGCTACAATCTAGGTGTGCTAATTATCATTTTACCCGTTTATCCGATGCCGATGTGAAAGAAGTTTTGGTATCTGTCTTGGAAAGAGAAGGGAAACCCACGCCAGATTCTTCAGATTTCGACACCTTTATTAGTAGCCTTCAAGGTGATATTCGTAGGGGACTAACTGAACTTCAAGCCTCAGTTAATAGTGATACCCCGATAACAATACTAATAGAAAGAACACATGCACCTTACAAAGAAATAATGTCATTGGTTCTAAATAAAGATTATAATAAGGCTCTCAATCAAATGCATAAATTAGTATACTTATCGGTAGATATGAAAGTAATATGTCAAAGTTTACATGATACGGTGATTGATATGAATGATTTAGATAACGGCCAGAAGTTTAAGTATCTTAGAGTTATAGGTGAAGCCGAATGGAGAAGTAATAATATGACACCAAAGATACTATCTTCTTGGATGATAGGACAGATGATATAATGGATGTTGGAGTATTACTTATATTTACGTTTATATTATATTGGTGGATGACAAAGGATAGACAATATTATTAGGAGGAAAAAGAATGAAGAAATTATTTGACTTTAACAATGATGGTAAAGTAGACAAAGAAGATTTCAAACACCTTATGTTAAGGTATGAAATAATTCTATTGGGAGGTATGGCATTAATTATATTGCCTATATTAAACTCAATGGGAGTAATAGAAGTAGATTCTGATACGTTCTGGGTTTTGGCAGGTATTGTCATTAGCGCAGAAGCAGTATTAGAAATCATACACGAAAGGAGGAAAAAAGAATGATTGAAAATGACATGGATGCTGATGCATTCTATGCTGATGAAATGATGAAAACAGAAAAACCTGTATATGCAGGTAGTAAAGACTATGCTACAAACAGCATACGTTGTGAAGACATTCGGATAAATAATGCTGATGGTGATACATTAGTTAGACTTTATTTAGATGATAGTAAACATGCATTCGCACACTTAACGGTGTCCGTAAAGGATAATAGTATTGTAATGCGAATACTAAACGAGGAAGAAAGATGAGCCAATCTTGGGAATCGTATAAAAAAGCAAAAAAGAAATGGCTAGAAAGAAAAAAAGGAAGTAATAAAAATGGAAGAACAAATAGTAAATGAAGTAAACAAGGCAGCAGAAATGTTGCAGATGGAAGTAAGTGAGGTAGAAGCAAAGTATATGGAAATATGCCAAGCAAATAACCTCGACCCTGTTGGTGATGTGTTATTAGCACGTTCATTATTCAGGCAATGGTTTAGCGGTGCTTACCAATATAAAGATGCACCACAGCAAGAAACACGACAAAGCAATAGTTTGATTAAAGATGCAGTAGGATATTTTATCTCAGTTAGCGAACCTATGGATATGGGTGCTAGAAGAAATGAACAGATTCTTGGCGAATATAAGAGAGACCAACATGGCACATTTAGCACAGGAAAAGTTGCTACTGCTAGGAAAGAAGGTGAGAGTTATGTTATCTCAAGAATGCACAATGGTGAACAACAAGATAAAACTCTATCAGCATTACCTGATAATAGCCACGAAGTAGAGTTTGGACAGTGGGTAATACCATTGGATAACATACCTGCTTATGGTGAAAGAAAGAACAAGGCATACGGTAAACCTTTACCTGCTAGTCAAAGCAGAATGCAAGGGGTATTCTTGGGTGAAGTTGATGGTGAAAGTAATCTATATTACTTCTCTTACAAGGGAACATCTGCTAAGACATTTACACCAAGAACCTTTAAACTTCTAAGTATGGAAGTAATTAAAGATAGTAATAACCCAAACCGTATATATGGTTTCAAGGATGGCACAGCAAACAGTTTGAAGTATAATGCTGATTTAGAAGAAGGTAGTAAATTACCAGAACCAAGTGTTTCTGATATGCAGAATTATACAATGGAACATGCTATGAATAATTATAGCCCATTGATTGATGTTGGTATGTATCATACTAATGTTGCTGATAGAAACTATGCTGAGAAGTTTGTAATAACAGACGGAACAGTTACTAGCATGAACATGACACCTAATAGGTTAGGTAGTCGAAGAATAACAATTACCGATGTAAACTCGGATTATAGTTATGACGGTTCATGGGCGGGAACAACTTGTTGGATACCTGCACACTTAGACTTAGACTTTGGAATTAATTCAAATGTTTTAGTTGTGGGTAGGACTTCACAAGGAAGAAACGATGATGGTAGTTTTAGAGAAGTTTCTTTGAACCTTAGTGGAATACTTTGCATTAACAACATGGGGGTTGTAGCAGAACCATTTGAGGCAGAAGAAGAAGACCTAGATTGGTTCTGAAACCAATTGTATCTTATTGGTAGTAGCGACCAACGAGGGGGTGCAAAGCCCCCAACCAAATAAAGGAAGAAAAAATATGTATGAAATAACAGATAGAATAATACATGGTTCAAGTTTCGCAGTGGAACTTGATACCATAGAGTTTCTAACTATGAGATTGAATGAAGAAACCAATGAATATTGGCTTAAGATGCATTTACCCTCAAGTAAAGAAATAAGATTGAAAGTCAGCGAGACTGATGTAAGAAACATTGTAGAACAATGGACACAAAATGGAAATATTGATTTAAATATAGGTGATGAAAATTATGGATTGGACAAAAGATAGAAAAGGAGAAGCACATAAAGAAGATGAAGACGATTTCTTTGCACTACAGAAGGCAAAGATACTCGCACAAATACAGGCAAGATTGGATAGAGATAGAAGTCATCTTCTATGTTCTATTACAGGCAACCCAAAGACAGGTAAGACAGGTCTAGTATTAGACTCTAGGACTGAAGAACAAATAGCAGAAGGTAAGAAAATATACATCTTAGATTTTGATAGAGGCGCAGAACCTACATGGGATTCTTGTTGGGATAGAGATGAGAATATAGTTATCTTTGACCCTATTGAGATGAGAGCAGATGGTTCTACTAATTGGGAAATTACGTTTAAGAATGCAAGTAGTTTCTGTCAATTGGCTAAGGAAGCATTAACAGAAGAACCTGGAAGTATATGCACTTTTGTTTTAGATGGTGTAGACAAAGCCTTTGAAGGTTCTAGTGATGTATTAAGAGAGTTGCTAGTTAAACAACAGACAAGAGAAGGAACAGTTGTTCATGCTACTGATTCAGTTAAGGTATCTACTCTTGATTGGAAAATTAGAAATAGAGTATACAATAGACTATTGGATTTAGTTTGTAATCTACAATGTGATAGATTTTTAATTACACACATGAAACCATTGTATGATAATATCAACGTGCCTACACCGATAGGTCATACACCTGATTGGCATAAATCAACACCTGCAAGGTTCGTTCAAATGATTCATATTAGAAAGGAATTAAGAAGAAATGGTGATAGTGAGCAGACTAACTACATTGCTAGGTTAGATGCAAGTAAAACAAACCCAACTCTTGTAGGAAACGAATGGACTATCTTTACAACAAATGGTGAGAACAAATGGAACGGAATAACAGAACTACGAGAGGGAACTCTTTGAATAGTATTCAAGTGAATACTAAATCATTTATAGAAGCAATAGAGGCAATTTGGCTTAAAGGTAAATATAAGTCCTCTACTACTTCTAAGACTGATGTTATCAGTAATACCTGTGTAGCAATTGTTAGAAGTGAAGAGTTAGAGTTATTGAACGGTAATGATAAAACAGCATTGAGTGTTATAATACCAATTGAAGAACAAATCTCAGTAGTAGAAGAGATGCTTATATTTGATATAGAGAAACTAATGAAATACGTTAAGAATATGAAATGTGTAAATCTTACATTAAGATTTAATCAATCTACGTTAGAAGTTAAAGGATTAGTTAAAACAGTTAAATTACCAAGACTGTTAGAGCATACTAATATGAATCTAATTACTATGATTATGTCATTTGACTATGAGCATGGTGGTAAGGCTATATTCGGCAAGACAGAATTACCTTGTCAATTATCATTTAATGGTAATGAATTGAAAGAAGCAGTTAAGTTTTGTTCTGTATCTGGCACAGCAACATATACTATTGTGCATTGGGGTGGGAATAATGAGTTTAAACTTATGTCATCAAGCAGTAGTGGCACAGATACTAGTGAAGTAAACGTATCATTACTATCAGAAAATGATTATGATGCAACAGTTTCATTTTCTGCACCATTAGATAAGTTTTGTATAGATAGTGAGATGACAATATTAACAGGTGATAACTTACCTGTTATGTTAATTGGGGAAAGTAGAAAGATGGTGGTAGCACCATACGTTAGAAGTGATTGAAATGATAATAAGCACTGTAGATAAGAATAATATGATTGGCCTTAGATGGCGAGATGAAAATAATAAAAGAGTAGTGGAGGAGGTTTCTTACGAAGAAGCCCCTCCCTATTTCTTTGTAGAGCAAAGTGCTAATAGAATAAAAAGAATGTCTGTTAAAGAATACGGACAAAGTTTCACTATCAATGTTAGTTATGAAGAAGGTGATTATGTTTCTTTAGAGAAGAAGAAACTAACTAAAGTTACGTGGACTCCTCCTAAACCGTGGTATGGTAAAACATTAAAGAATCAATTTAATAAAACGTATGAAGCAGATGTAGCATACTCATACAGATATGCTGTTGATAACATACATGATATGCCAGAGTATGACCTTAGAAAAATCTATTGGGATATGGAGTGGCAACAAGGTGGTGAACATGATAATGCAGTTACTTGTATTTCCTACTATGATAGTTATACAGGTGTATCTAATGTATTATGGTGGACACCATTAGGTGCTGTTCGTGATATTATAGACCATTGTAAGCCAAATGAAAGTGAGCATGATATGTTAGAATGTTTTCTTACGGTTATAGAAAGTCATGACCCAGATATGCTAGTTGCATGGTTTGGTTCTAAGTTCGATTTACCTAAGTTAATTGAAAGACTACATGCTAATGGTATAGACCCTAGACGTTTATCTCCTTATCATGATGTTAAAGGTGTATTCTTTGAACCAAGTAAAGGGATTAAACTCACAAAGGCAGTAAATAACTACTCACCAATAGAACAACCTATTCGTGGAAGACTTGTTCTAAACCTAGACTTAGCATTTGAAAGGCAATGGAATGATTCACAAAGAGGAACATTACCTTCTATGGCTTTGGATTATGTATCTGAATTGGTATTAGGGACTAAGAAACTTGTTAGTGAAAAGTTTCCTGATAAGAATGATTTCTTTCAAAGAGGATGGCTTGAAGATACTCAAAGATATTTAGATTATGCTAGGGTTGATGTAGACCTTCTGGTTCAAATTGATGACAATATGAACACATCAGAATCTGTAATAGCATTACAGCGATTGCTAAAAGCACCCTTTGAAGCATGTTTCTATGCAAGCAATATGGGTGGGATATACTTCATGCGTAATGCATGGTGGAAAGCCCCTACGGGTGAGAAAGGTGAACGTATAAATTATGAAGGTGCCATGATTTATGACCCTTTAACTGAAGGCACAAATGGACTACATTTAGGTGTAGCCGCATTTGATTTTGCACAACTGTATCCATCAATGATGATAGCAAGAAATATTTCTTGGGAAACTAAATCAAATGAACCAACGGAGTTTGCAGTTAATATATTAACTCCAAGAGATTTCAGTGATGTTACAAAAGAAGATATGCGTTATTTCAAAACAGATAAACTTGGTTTATTACCAAAAGCAGTTTTGGAACTTAAAGAACTAAGAGATGAATATAAAGCAAAGATGCGACAAGCAGAAACTAAAGACGAACAAATTAAATGGAACAGTAATCAATTGGCAGTTAAACGACTGATGGCTTCATTCTATGGTATTACCGCATATCAAGGCTTTGGTTGGGCTGACGTAGATATAGCGGCTTCAATAACTGCTAGTGCTAGAGAAGCAATTAGATGTGCAGCATTAAAAGTGGAGGGATTAGAATGAAAAGTAAAATGTTAATACGAATAATATATGTAATAGGTAAAATATCTACCATAATCGGTAGATTTAACAGTAGGTGGAGAAAATGAGAGTAGTTTATGGACATACAGATTCAATATACGTTCAGATGCCTATGGAACGGGCAGAAGAAACATTAGCATTACTAAATAATCATGTTAGAAGTCATTTCCCAAACCTGTTGGGTCTAAAGGAACACCCTGTAACTTTAGAGTTTGAGAAATACTACAAGACTTTAGGAGTAGGTATTACTAAGAACAGAAATGCAGGTCTAATAACATGGAAAGATGGTAAAACATTAGAAGAACCGGAGTTTGTTATGACAGGTTTTTCTGCTAAAAGAGTAGCAGTAACTACATTAGCAAAGACAATTCAATTAGAAGTGCTTAATCGTTGGGTCAATGAAGAGAGTGAAGAGAGTATTACTTCATATCTTAAGACTCAATACAATAGAGTATTAAACGGTCAAATTGAAATTGATGAGATAACAAACAGAAGTAGGTATAGACCCGAAAGATTCGTCTATAAGTGTAATGATTGTAATAAAGAATACACCGTAGATGATGCAATTAAAAGACACAAGGAGTTTACTACTTCTTTTTGTGGTAAGTGCGGCACCGAGTTAGACTTAAAAACTCTTGAAGGTAAACAACCAAGTATAGGTAGTGGAGTAGAAGGAGTAATTTGGTGGAACCAAACATATCCTACACCTATTAGTGAATCGTATTTTTATGTTAGAGTCCAAGATGACCCGTTAAGGCTTAAATATATTAATCCAATAACAGGAATGCACAAAAGACCAACCTACTTAGCGGCACCAAGTAAAGAACAGATGCCGAATCATATCCCAGATTATAGACACTATTCAGATTCTATAATCAAAAAAGCAGAACCGATTTACAATGCTATGGGATGGGATTTAAAACCAATTAAAAACGATGTGAATCAAACAAACCTAGAAGAATGGTGGTAATAAAATGACAGAAGAATTAAGAGAATATACATATAAATGGAATGCAGATAATTATGATGATGATACACAACCCATATTGAAGATAACAAAATCTTCATTTGGTTCATTTCAATGGTGTCCTAAGAAGTATGAGTTTAACTACATACACAGGCTACCTCAATCTACATCAGAAGCAATGATAAAAGGAACAGTAGTTCACAATAGCAGAGAAGAGTTCTTTAACGTGTTTGACGTTAAGAAAGCAGAAGACCTAAGTTACCATGAATTGGTAGAATATAATATGAGTCTATACCCAATAGATGGATATAGTGATATGTATAAAATCATATCAACCTTTGAAGCAGATAGGTTTCTTAAATCTAAAGAAGATAATACAATACATGAATACCTACCTGTTGTAAATGAAGCAACGTTAGATGCTGAGATAACTATACCTCATGCCTTTAATCCTAAATACGTTTTACAACGTGATTATGTTGTTCACTTACAAGGAATAATAGATAGAATGTTTGTTCAAGATAACAAATATATTCCTTTAGAGTTGAAGACAGGCGCATGGAAGGACTATAAAACAACAAGTATGAGAAAAGAAATGGCCTTCTATAAGATGTTAGTAGAGAATGCTACTGATGAAAGCCTAGCAAATGCAGGTATTAGTAGAGATATACCAATAACTAATTGGGGTTGGTATTACCCTGCATCTAATTACATACATGTAGAACCTGTTAAGACTAGCAGTTACAAAGCAGTAATGAATGGCATATGTCAATTACTACATGCTTATGAGCAGAAAGAGTTTAATGCTAAGTATTTTTACAATACTTGTCAGCATTGTAGTTTTTACAGTATATGTCCATCAGCACAGGAGAGTGAATGGCTATGATAGAAAAAATAGTTAGAGATGAATTAAACACAAGAGTTTGGACATTTACAGAAATAGCAAACGTATCAACTACTGTTGAGTTATTAACTCAAATGGTCTATGATAAAATGCCTACAAAGGATAAATTAAAATTAGTATGGGATGTAGAAGTTTTTTCTGGAAGTATGGAAGAAAGGATTTATTTTGGTGAATTATACACAAAAACAATAATGTCAGAGTTAAGAGTAATGGTTGCTGATATTGTTAAGGATGAATTATCATCAGCAAAAATAGTATTTAATAAAAATGAGGTAGATAAAAATGAAGTTTCCGAGAGAAGTTTGGGCGGGCAGTCATCTAAAAGACGCACCCCAGATGAAGCGAGTGATAGTGAAGAGTAAGCAAGAGTTTACTGAATGGGTCAATGCCTTTAATGGTAAGATGAATTGCTATACAACAGTATATGATTTTGAAGAGTATGCTGAAACAGCAAAGGTAGATTCTACTTGTGTTAAGGACAGAATGTTTTTAGATTTTGACGCACACGGAGAACCGTTAATTAATGCATGGAAGGACTTTAATCATATAGTAGTAAACATATTAATGACTAAAGACATAGTATTCAAAATGTATTTTAGTGGTAAAGGATTTCATATAATAGTAATGGGGAATAGAACAGATGATATTAGAAGCATTCAAAGTAGTTTTTCCAGATTGGCTATTGATAGCCCTACGTTGGATAGAACGGGCGTTCAAACTAATAGGCTTAGGCGTATTCCTAATACTGTCAATCTTAGTAGTGAAGGGCCATATTATTGTATTCCTTTAACTTATGACGATTTATTAGAAGGTTTAGACTATGTTCTAAATAAAGCAAAGACGGGTAATTATCCTACTATAACTTATGGAACTAAACCTATGTTATGGGACAGCGTTAAACCTATAGAAACTTCTGATGTAGAAGTTGTAGCACCTAAACCACCAGGAGAATTACCTATACTACCATGTTTGTATAATTCAATCATGGTAGAAAATCCAGGCCATTATGCTAGAGTATATTTAGTCCAATGGTATAGAGATATATTAGCGATAGGTGAAAGAGAATTAACTCCTGATAAACAAGAGGTTATCATTCAGATTATAATGAATGAGATTAAATCTATTGTAGCACATGATGGTGTTTGGTTAGATTGGGATGAAAACGTAACCCTAAAAAATGTAAGGTGGATGGTATCAAAAGGTTATCATGCACCTAGTTGTGAAGCAATACTTGTGCCTCAAGGATATTGTATAGGTAAATGTTGGAGGTATCCAAAATGAATAAACTAATAATAGACAGTAGGGAAAACTCAGAGTTGTATAGTGCAGTTAGGGATGAAAGCATTAAACTTAATTTGATGACTGAAAAACAATGGCTAGAAATAGGAGATTATGTTTTTCAAGATGTTTGTTTTGAGGCTAAGTCTACTATTGATTTCTTACAGTCTGTAATAAACAAAAGATTGTGGAATCAATTAGACAATATGGATAGACATTACGAACATTGTTTTCTGATAATACATGGCTCATTACATGAGGCCATGAAATACCCTAAGTATGTAAACATCAATATGACAGAACAACTAATAACAAACAAGTTTTATGGTGCTATTGGTAAGATTAGTTTAGATACAGATGTAAAAGTATTCTGGGTAGAAGGGCCGAGAAAAGCCGCTAAGATAATGACTACCATATGTAAGATGAGACCAATCAATAGAACAGTAATTAAACCAAGTTTACTTAAAAGAATAACAACAGATGATTTAAGAATAAACCTACTAGCAAGTATTAAAGGAGTTAGTGAAATGAAGGCTCAACAATTAATTGATGAGTTTGGTTCACTAATGGAAGTAGGCGAAGCAAATATAGAAGAAATAACAAAGATAGAAGGAATAGGAACAAAAACAGCAGAGCGCATCGTAGATGTAATGAATAGCGAAGATAGAGTGATAATATGATTAATAGAAGAATAATGGATGAAGATGAACTATACTATAATTTTATAGATAATGGAATGCAAGAAGAAATTACGAAAGTAACCTTACCTGCTGTTGCGGTTAGTTATACCGCAGATGCTGTTAAAGCGTCAAACTATAACTATACACCTGCAACCTTGTCATTTTTTACAATGGTAGGACAGTTGGTTAAAGACATGATAGCAATACCTAGTGGTGCAAACATTGATGATACTAGGTTGCAGTTTCTTTGGTTACAAACTTCTGGGACGGGTAAATCAACCTTAACTAATTGGTATCTGCCTATTGTTAAAGAAGCATTTAGACTAGTAAATGAAAAACATGGAACTGAGTTTGATTTGTTTGACATAACAGACTATACTGATGCCGCATTAATTGGTTCTTTTGAACAACAAAAGGAAGAAGTAGAAGATGAAGAAGGGCGAACCAGAACAGTTGATGTTGTAGTGCAAGTACCAGGCCAATTAGATGGTGAAGGTTTAGCGGTATGGGATGAGTTTGAGTATTCGGGTATATTCAAACAGTCGCAACACAAAGAGAATGCGATTGTATATTTGAATACATTTATGAATACCTTACATGGTGAGACTTGGATTATTTCTAAGAAGTTGAAACAAGGTGATGAGCCTATTGAATGTAAATGCAAGCGTTCAATTTATGCTACATCGTATATACCAAAAAGTCTTACTACTGTGATAACAGAAAAGGGTGTTCTTCAAAGGTTATTGACCTTTATTTGGGAAGTCCCTCAAGACATACAGAAGAAGATGAGAAGGCAACTGATAAGCGATTTTGGTGTAATTCGTGAGAACGAAGCACCTAAACTAAAATACGCTAGTGCATTAGCAAAAATATACGATGCTGTAAAAGAAAGATATGACGAAGTAGAACAAGACCCTTTGAAAGTTATTCGTATTGCACCAGATGCAAAGGATGCTTTGCTTAGAGAATGTATTCTTATGGAACAATATATTACGCATAGTAGGCCTGAAGTTTTCAGTGCAGTAGAGACTTTCATTAATAGGATATTGAAGCACATACAAAAACTAGCAGTATTATGTTGCGTGGCTGAAGCACCTAGTATAAGTGATAAGAGTAAAAGGTTTATTGTTACTGCAAAAAACGTAGAACAAGCGGCTTATTTGGTTCGACAATGTTATAAGAGCCTCGTATCATGGCTTGATGAAGCACTTAGAGTCGAAAGACAGGCGGTAGCAGACCAAGCCAATTTAGGAGTATTTAAAGCAATATTCAATAAAATGGAGAAGAACAATGGTTGGGTGCATAAGGCTAGATTACTACAAGAGGTTAGAAAACACACAAAGAAAAGTCAAGCGACTATTTACAATTGGTGGAAGAAAGAAGTAGAAACATACTTTGAAGAGAATAGAATAGATAAAAGAGCATACGTTAAATTAAAGGAGGAAAGCAAATGAGTTATGAAGGAGATAAATACGAATATAAGTTTCTTGTATTCAGTATATTAAATGGGCCAAAAAATATGATAGATAATCTGAATGCAGAAGGTGATGAAGGTTGGACAGCATATGATAACCTTTCTATTAGTGATGATAGAATAGTTACATTCTTAATGAGAAAGAAGATTGTTAAGGTTATTGAACCTAAAGAAGAAAGAGAAAGAGCGTTAAGTTCATTATGGGGTGGAAGCGAATGATTGGTGATTTAATTAAAGGTAGTTGTGCTGTGATAATTGGTATTTTAGGGGCGTTAATAGGATGAGTAAATGTAAATGTTGGACTGATATGGGTGTTGAGCCTATCACATGGATTTGTTCATATTGTGATGAGTTAGAACAAACATACAATAAGGGTGATTTAAATGAGTAAAGTAGTAGCGATTGATATTGAAACAAAAAACTTCGCCAATGATATAGGCGGTTGGGCTAATACACATATGTTTCAGCCATCTGTTGTTTGCACTTGGGATGGTAGCGTAGGGACTGTGTATGTAGAACAGGACTTAATGAAATCATTAGATGGTTTACAAAAGAGTGGTACTGTCATTAAGACATTAAGACAACTTAAGTTTGATTTAGATGACTTACATAAAGAAGGTGGTATATTGTTAGGACATAACATAGCCGCATTTGACTTACCTGTATTACGAGATTCAATGGATATATATTGTATCAACAAGTATTTCAATACTAAACAGTATTTTGATACAAGTAGGATGATAAGTTCTATAACGAAACAAAGGTATAGTCTAAATAATTTAGTGCAACATACTTTAGGTTCTGAAAAGATTATGGATAGTGCAGACGCACCTGTTGTATGGAAAGCAGGTGGCTATGAAGAAGTAGCAAAGTATTGTATAAAAGATTGTCAATTAGTCTATGATTTATGGAAACATGGTAAAGATAATGGTTTCATTAAAGGATATTCTATTGATGAAGTAGAAGAAAAAACAATGGAGGTGGAGTGGTAATGGTAAGCACTATAGAAATAATATTGTGGTTCGTTTTTATCCTTGTGATAAGTTTACTATTCTTTGCGGCTTTTGGTTCAGATAAAGTATCTAACCAAACCATAGAAGAATATATGGATAATCTAATCAATGAGGAACAACAACGTGGCACTTAAAGAACAGTGTAGCAATTGTGGTGAAGAAACAATCCCTAGAAGAATACAAGGGTTTTATGTAGGTTCTACACAGAGAATTAAGATTTGGGAATGCCGAGAGTGTAATGCTCTATGGTCTGAAAAAGTCTTAGACTCTGTGTAGGCCTACGCTTTTTTTATGCAAAAATTAAAAAACGCATATTTCAGTGGGAACTATCGGCTATTCTCAATGCCACGGCCCATAATGTCCAGAACTTAATGATGCACGTAACATTTCATCTAAAGTATATAGTTTAACATCCTTTACTTTTCCTACTCTATAATACTCGTCTTTAGGAAAGCCTGTTCCTGTTGTTACGTCTATAACAAAACTATTGTTAATTAAAATAAAGGCATGTCCATATTCAACTCCTTCTACACCGCCACCTGTGCCTGTAACTGTTGCGTGTGCTAACATAGCACCACTATCACCATGATTGTATTCGTTCTCTATCATCCAATTATAAGCATCAGGATAACAAGTGCCGTCATTCTTTAGAAGGTTATACCAAGACATATTAACTATCAATTGCCCCAGTAAACCCATCTTGTTCTTTCAAATGAAGATAACATTGTTTGAGTAAATTATGCTGTGTTTTAGAATTACCAATATTTAATGTGGTTGTAAAATGCTCACCACCAAATGGTAGTTCTTCATTTTCTTTTGCTTCTTCATTCTTATAAAATCTAACTGTGTATTGCACAAGAATCCCTTCATCATTATCCATATTTTCAAAAGATACTCTAGCAATTTTTGCATACATACTAGGTATTGTTACCCCTATTCTATTATCTTCGTAATCTAATTCTAAAGCCATCTTAATTCATCCATGTTGGTTTTGTCGGTATGTTAGCATATGCTAATTCCGGTGTTGTGTAGTCCTGTGGTAGTGTTAATAAATCTTGCCTATACTGTTCTAGTTCAGTTTTTTGTGTTTCTGTTAGATTACTATATGGAATCGCCAATTGGTAAATATCCATTTCCTTTAGTAGCCCTTGTCTTATTCCTCTTAATTCATCCCATTCCATTTAATCACCTCAGAAGTTATATCTCACCCATAACATAGCCTGTGAATTATTAAGGTCAGTTGAACCACTTTGTCTCTTTACTTGTAAAACATCACCTGCTGCAAATGTAAACAATACATCACTACCCGATTTAACAAGAGAATATTGATTTCCATTAGTATTATTCAAATCGCTTTCTGTAAAAGTAAAGTCTTTAATATCGCTACCACTAGTGCCACCATTCTTTCTTATTCGTAATGTATTAGTATTTCCACTAGTGCTTATAGCCGAACCCGCAAAGAGGAAAGATGCTGCCATTACTTTACCTGCAAATGGCATTGGATAACCGTTAGGATTAGCAGTAGAACTTTGAACTGTTGGAACTCTAAAATCAACAGCATTTGTATCTAATCCTGCCCTTTCATAGAATAGTGGTGTTAATGCACCTAATACAATTCCATCTTCATTACCTTGAATCCATGTAGTTCCGCCATCACCATCTGATATTGATAATTGACTATCTGCGGTTGCACTTGGAACATCAGCCCCACCAATTACTACGTTAAAATCTCCTGAAGAAATACTATCACCGGCTTGATAACCAATTCCAATATTTTTAGTACCTTCTCTAACATTATCTAATGCCTCATAACCAAATCCAGTATTACCTGTTCCTGAACTTACTAAATATCCTGCTTTATAACCTGTAAAAGTATTGTTAGCACCAGTGATAGCACCAACACCACCATACATTGATTGTGTTCCTATTGCTGTATTACCTGAACCACTACCTGCACCCATAGTTGAGCGTAATGCTTGATAACCTACTGCAACAGAATAAGCACCTGTTTGATTATAAGCAGTTACAGAACCAACATAAGTTGAATAACTTCCACCTTTGTAACCTGCTTGATAACCAACTGCTGTTGTGTAATCATGAACAGTAGGAGTATGACCCCACCAAAACCCTGCTTCAGCACCTACTGCGGTTGTAAAATCCATATCACCACCAAACCATGCAGTATTTCTTCCAACTCCTACATTGTAATTACCAGTAATACTCTTACCTGCTTGCATACCTACACCTGTATTATGTGTGCCTGTTGCACCATTACCAGATTGATAACCAACATAAGTGCATTCTATTTGAGTCGTTATAGCATTGGCTGATTGATAACCTATTGCAGTTAAGTTACTAGCACTTGTTACTGCTGTTCCCGCTTGATGTCCTACTGCGACTATATTGCTTAATGTTGTTATAGCATCTAAAGTCTGTGTTCCAATTGCTACGTTTCTGCTACCTGTTGTAATTTGACTTAGTGAGTTATACCCTACTGTTGTGTTGTGAGTCCCTGTTGTAATAGTTTGACTGCTTCCTGAACCTACTGCTGTATTATAAGAAGCACCAGTAGTATTCTGCCAATGACCCGATAACGCATTATTTCCAATCCCAACATTGTCTTGTGAACTTTTAGCACCTCTCATCCCTGCGTTACTACCAATCATGGTATTATTACTTGAAGCGGTTGCGTATCTCCCTGCGTGATTACCGACCATAGTGTTATTGCTAGTATCGGTTGCCGCTTCACCTGCGGCATACCCTATCATAGTATTATAATCACCTGTATTTATTGCTGTTCCAGAATCTATTCCAAGCGCAGTATTATAATTACCACCTGATGCTAAAGAATCTAAAGCACCACTACCTAATCCTATGTTGTCAGTAGCAGTTGTAATTGCATCTGATAATTCACCAATAGCAGAAGCACCGCCACCCCCTGCTTCTTCTAAACTAATTTGAGTATTAGCATGGTCGTAAGTTAATACATAATTATCTTGACCTGAACCTACTGTTTGGTCAACATCAAATTGGAAGTTACCTAAGTTTACTTGACCTGTTCCATTTGGTGTAATACTAATATCACTATTAGCACCATCAGTAATAGTAATCGAACCTGAATTAGTTCCATCATTTGTTCTGAGAATTAAATCTTGAGTTCCCTTAGCATTGACATAACCTGCTGAGTTTCCATCTCCAACAGTTATTCCGTATGGGTCAACTGTTAATTTTAATTGACCCGATGAAGTAAATCCTGTTGAGCCATTTGATATTCTATACATTCCTTGATTTGTTTGTGTGCTAAAACTTAGTGCTGGTGCAGAAAGACTACCGTTTGATATTTTAGCAACTGCACTAAATGTCTTAGCACCACTAAACGTTTGAGTACCTGCTAAAGTAGCATCACCCGCAGTACCCCAACTAAAAGAACCATCACCATCTGATAATAATACGTTACCACTACTACCATTACCACTAACATTTAATTGGTCTGCACCTACACCATCATCAGCAATTTTGAAAGTTAAATCAAACTCATCTCCATCAGCACCACTATCTGTATCTGTAAAGTTAATATCTAAACCATTACCTTCAACAAATCTTAATTGTCTACCATGTGCAATAAGCACTTCTGTATCGTCACTATCTTGAACCGTAAATACTGTTTGCGCCCCATTGTAATTAGTAGAATGAATTAAGCCTGTATTTGCAGAAGTAAAATCAATATTAGGAACATTACCTAAACCAACATCAGACTTTGTAACGTTTGAATTAAGTAAAGTTGTTATTGCAGTTAATCCTGTTCCACCTCTAGCGGCTGATAATGTTCCGCTAGTTATTTTAGTTGCGGCTAAATTGGGTATGTCTGATGCAACTATTTCTCCTATTATTGTTGAAGCAGATTTATTCTCTACATTACCCAATCCTACATCACTAGCAGTAGCCGCAGTTAAGGTTGCCGCTTGAATAGTTGCTTGACTAGCATTAGTAACATTACCTATTCCTAAAGAAGATAAAGTGATGTTTGAGTTTAATAACGAAGAAAGAGAAGTTAATCCTGTTCCACCTTCTGAAACACCTAATGGGTCTGATAGTCCTAAAGAGGGTAAACGATAATAGGTAGAACCATCAATAGTCCATTTCCATTTATCATCTGAATCATCAAAAATCAATTGTGCCTGAGATACACCATTACCACGATAAATGCTTATACCGCTTGTAGTCGCAGTAGCAGTATCAGGAGTACCTTGAGTAGTATTCAATTGTAGAATGTTATCTTCAACTTCAACAGTAGTAGTATTAATTGTAGTTTTAGTGCCGCTAACAATTAAATTACCTGCTACTGTTAAATCATTAATTCCTGATATATTCTTACTAGAATCTAAAACAACTGCTTTACTAGCAGCAGCAGTTCCCGCAGTAACCGATGCTAATGTATTTAATTCAGCCGCAGAAGAAGTAACTGCTGTTCCACCAATAGATAATTTACTAGCGGGAATATCAAAGGTAGCATTATCTTTTATTCTTGCTACTTCTGTACCGTCATATTGTTGGAATCTTATTTCTCTTCCGTCTACTGGAGGTTTAATTACAGCATCGCTGTTGCCGCCTATATCTATATTTAAATAATCCACATCGTTATTTCCGAAAGTAATACCATCTGAACCGCTTAAAGTAATATCTAAACTACCACTTTCTATTTTAGTTAGATTCAATGTTTGTGGTATATCTAGTGTTCCTAGACCACCTGTTAGTATATTTATTTCAGCAGCACTTGCAGTAATCGCAGCAAGTTTTGTTAAGTCTGCTGCTGTAAGGTCGTCATCATCTAAATAATTAATTTCCGAAGCAGTTGCAGTAATACTCAAATCACTCAAATTACTAACAGAACCACCTCCTGTTCCCGCACCAATAAGCGTTAGTATTTCTTGAGCAGTTATACCACTTCTAAGAGCAGGTGTTCCAGAATTATCATATATAGCAGGGTGAGCAGTATTGGTAGCATCATCTTCTACATTAATTAAAGACTGTAAATTAGCCTTAGTTAATTGTTGAACTGCACCTGAACCACTAGCAAGTCTTCCTAATACAGTACCTTCCGGTAAATTAGCCATCTTTCCTATTGATACTGCACCATCAGCAATCATATCAGTAGCAACTTGAACTTCTGATACTGCCCCATTTGCACTTGAACTTCCTAATACTCTATTTGCAGTAGCAACATTTTGCATCTTAGCATATGTTACTGCATCATCTACAAGGGAAAAATTATTTGCGTTTTCTGCTATATTATCTAATTTGTCGTGATGTGTAGTTGACATTAGCCCTGCTACTAAACTTGTCGCTTCTAAATAAGTAGTATCTTGTGTTGGTATTGTAAATGAAGCATTAGGAATTGTTACTGTTCTATTTTCCGAAGGTTCTGTTATACGAAGTGTGGTTTTATATCCATCACTACCTGTATCATAAGTAAATACTAAAGCATCTTGAACATCTATTTCTGTTTTATTTAAAGTAGTAGTTGTTCCATTAACTGTTAAATCTCCTGTTACAGTTAAAGCGTTATTTACTGTAATTGTTCCCGAACTTGCTGTTCCTAAAGAATAATCTGCTACATCATTTAACAATGCAGTTATTTCAGAAGCAGTTTGGTCTGCTGTTGCACCATCTTCTACATTTATTATTGTTCTAAGGTTTACATCTGTTAATTCTTCAACATTACCTGCGTTAGCAGATATTCTACCTAATACTCTACTTGTAGCAGTAACATTTTGCATTTTACCATAAGATACTGCGTCATTTACTATATTTTGTGTTGATACTTGACCTACTGAATAAACACCTGCATTTGCCCCTCTAAACAATACACCTACACCATCGAAATCACCATCAACTACTACATCTGCGTGTGAAGTTTCAGAAGTTAAATATGTATTAGTATCAATGCTATAAGAACCCGCAGTAGCCCCACGCTTCATAAATCCTTGAGAATTAAAATCCCCATCAACAAGAACATCTGCATGTGAAGTTTGAGAAGTTAGATAACTACCTGCGGCTTGTGCGCCAATATTACTGAGTATTGTGCTTTTATCAGTGCCACCAATACTAGTCGCGGCAACTAAAGAAGATGTAACATTAGTAGCACTAGGCACTGTATCGGCAGTTCCCGCTAACACACCATCATCAATTGTTAAATTAGAACCAATTTTAATTCCACCTAAACTAGATGATGTGGCCGCAGGGAGAGAATAATTGTTAGCATCAGTAGCCCCTGTAAATCCTAATTCTCCTAAAGTCATTGTCCTCTTTGTCATTGCTGAAATATGACCTGTTGAATCAGTTTCTAAAGTGTCAATTACTTCTGCGTTTGCAGTATTAATGTTAGCAACATCAGAAGTAGGATGGCTGTAAACAGTATCAGTATTAACACTAGAAATATCTAAAGTTAAATCTGTGCCATTGTCTATTGTTGCTGATATAGTGCCACCACTTAAAGATAGAGCAGATAAGTAAGTGTTTTTAGTAGGAATGGTAAAAGTTGCGGCAGGTAAAGTTACTATATAATCATCATCAGTAGGATTGATAGCAGTAAGTATTACTTCATGTGCATCACCATCACCTGCTCTAAATGCTAATTTATTATCTTCTACAATTTGGATAGTTTCATTACTATATTTTGTAGTTCCTGATACTACTAAATCACCTGGAATTGTAACTGTTGTTGCATTAGTTCCTATTGCTACTGCATTACTATCAAAAGCATTACCAAGAGCAGTTTTTAAATTAGCAACTGAAACATTTGTATCAGAAAATACAGCATCAGACGGTACATTCTTTCCAACAGTAAAAGTAGATACAGTATCAGCATCAATAGTCATTGCATTAATTTGACTAGCAGTTAATTGTGCAATAGGTGCAAGATTAGTTAATATAGAAGTGCTGTTAAGATAAGTTGTTAATTGAGTAACAGTCATTTCCCTGAGAGCAGAAGTAGATGTATCATGCATTACGAATGAATCACCCGCAGCAAGAGCGTCTAGGTTTGCTGCACCTGTTATATCTGTCGCAGAGAAATTAGAAGCACCTGAAGCAGAAGCCCCTATATTACTCAATATTGTTGCTTTGTCATCACTATCAATACTAGTAGAAGCAACCAAAGCAGCAGTTACATTTGCTGCATTAGCAGTTAGTTTAGCAGTATTAGTAGAAACAGCAGAAGCATCAGTATAACTAACTTTAGCAGTATTAAGACCTATTGCAGTTACGTTAGTTGCTATATTACTAGCATTAGTAGTTATACCACTTTCCATAGTGTCTAAATCAACGGCCTGTGTAACTGTAAGGAAACCTACTTTCGTGCTATCAGCAGATGGGTATGTATTTTTAGCAGTATTAAGATTTAGAGCAGTAACTAAGTTTTGAGTGCTACCACCATTAGGTATAGTAATATCCCCCGTAAACGTGGGGTCGTCAAACATAGTAGTTTTACTTTCAT